GAACGAAGTATATTATCAGATTCAATCTGAACCACATGTCCACCGAGAACTTTCTGATTACTTTTCTTTCGAATTACCAGAAGCAAAGTTTTTAAAAAGACAACCAAGATTTAAATATTGGGATGGAACAATCCATTTATATTCTCCTGGAACGGGAGAACTATATTGTGGTCTTTTAACTCATTTGAAAGAGTGGGCAAAAGAACGACAGTATAGTTTAGAATATAATAAAAATGATTGGTATGGAGATGTAGAAGAATCAAACGATCTTGTTTCTCCAGGTGGCGTTAAAGTTTTCATGGATAAAGTATGTAAGTACGAACCAAGAGATTATCAGTACGCTACTGTATATCAAGCTTTAAAAAATAACAGAGGATTATTTCTTTCTCCTACAGGATCTGGTAAGTCATTAATGATTTACTCTATTGTCCGTTATTATATTGCAACGAAAAAAACTATTCTAATTATTGTCCCAACAACGTCTCTTGTAGAACAACTATTAAAAGATTTTAAAGATTATGGTTGGGATGCAGACGAACACGTTCATACAATCTATTCTGGTAAGGATAAGAATACTGACAAACCTGTTATTATTTCCACATGGCAATCCATTTATAAATTCCCTAAAAGATATTTTGATGACATTGATTGTGTAATTGGAGACGAGGCACACTTGTTTAAATCTAAATCACTGACAGGTATTATGACAAAACTTCATAATGCTAAGTATCGTTTTGGATTTACAGGAACACTTGATGGTAGCAAGACACACAAGTGGGTTCTTGAAGGATTGTTTGGTGCTTGCGAAAAAGTTACTAAAACAGATGATCTAATTAAACAGGGTCATCTTTCTAATTTGAGAATTAAAGTTCTTCTTTGCAAGCATGAATATCAATACTTCAATGATTACCACGAAGAGATGGAATTCATTGTTGGATGCAAAAAGAGAAATACTTTAATTAAAAATTTAGTTAAAGATTTGCAAGGAAACACTCTTGTTCTTTTTAACTATGTGGAAAAACACGGGGAACCACTATTTGAATTAATAAATAATAATGTTGAAACGAAAAGAAAAGTATTTTTCGTTCATGGTTCCACAGATATTGAAGACAGAGAGCAAGTTAGAGTTATTACTGAACAAGAAGATAATGCTGTAATTATTGCCTCATACGGAACATTTAGTACTGGTATTAATATTAAAAGATTACATAATATTATTTTTGCTTCTCCATCTAAATCAAGAGTTAGAAATTTACAATCAATTGGTAGAGTTTTACGTAAAGGTGAAGGCAAAGATATTGCAACTCTTTATGATATAGCTGATGATATTTCAGGTAAAAAAGAAAATTATACTCTCAAACATCTATATGAAAGATTATCCATTTATCAAGAAGAGAATTTTAAATACGAAATAATTAAAGTAGATTTAAGATAATTATGGAAGAAGAATTTTATGCAACATTAAAACTAACATCGGGTGAAGAGTTATTATCTAAGGTATGCTATATGCCAGAAGATAATAAATTAATATTAGATCGTCCGATGTTAGTGGAAAAAATTACACAAAAAAAGATCGGAAGGATGGTCGAAGGATTTATTCTGAAAGAATGGATAGCTTCTACTTATGATACTATGTTTGTAATTAACATGGATCAGATCATCACAGTTACTGAAATGGATAAAAAAATAGAGGTCTTTTATTTAAAGAACCTCGATGAAGATATGGATGATGATGATATGTCTATTGATGTTAAACCTAAATCATTCAGTAGACAGATGGGATACTTAGGATCTGTTAATGATACTAAGAAGTACTTAGAAGATGTATTTAATAAAAGCTAATTAATAAAAGCTATTATTAATCTTGAACCCTGACAGAGTTATTATACTGGGTTTCTGAGGTTGTGTCAAGCCATGCTTCCAAACGTTACAGTATCTTGACAAAACCATCACGATGCGGTATACTTACCTTATAATAAATTGGGTTAGTTATGATTTATGGCAAAAAAGAACACAGAATATTACGTCAATAATAAAGATTTTTTAGAGGCAATTACTGTCTATAAAAATAAAGTAGCGAAAGCTAAACTGGAAGGTAAACCTAAACCAAGAGTTCCCAATTATATTGGCGACTGTTTTCTTAAGATTGCCACTCATCTATCATACAAACCAAACTTTGTCAACTACATGTTCAGAGAGGACATGATTTGTGATGGCATTGAAAATTGTTTGCAATACATTGATAACTTTGATCCAGAAAAATCATCTAACCCATTTGCGTATTTTACTCAAATTATTTACTATGCTTTTCTAAGAAGAATTCAAAAAGAAAAGAAACAGTTAGAAATTAAAACTAAGATCCTTGAGAGATCTGGGTTTGATCATGTTATGCACACAGACAGTTATGACGGTGATATGTCTGGAATGAATGCAAGTTATTCTGATATGTCTGGTATTAAGGAAAACATTGAAACCCGTATGAACCGATGACTATTGCTTTAATTACTGATCAACATTTAGATGGACGGAAAGGAAGCATTATCTTTTGGGAATATTTTAAAAAGTTTTATGATGAAATATTCTTTCCTACCTTAGAAAAAAATGGGATCAAAGAAATTATCGACCTTGGAGATACCTTCGATAATCGTAAAAGCATTGATTATAATGTTTGGAGTCGCGTTCGTAGGTATTACTTTGATCGTCTCCGTGATGCTGGCATTCATATTCATATGATTCTGGGCAATCATTGTGTGTATTATAAAAATACAAATGAAGTAAATTCTCCAGATCTGTTGTTGGATACTTATGACAACATTACCATATATTCAAAACCACAGACAGCAACAATAGAAGGTGAACAAATCCTAATGCTTCCCTGGATCAACCAGGAAAACTATGAAGAAACAATTGATCACATCAATAATACCAAAGCTAAAATTGCTATGGGTCATTTGGAACTCAATGGTTTTGAAGTTAGTCCAGGATTAGTTCATGAACATGGTATGGATCCAGATATCTTCTTTAAATTTAAGCAAGTATTCTCTGGACATTTTCACCACAAATCTTCCCGAGGTAATACTACTTATCTTGGTAATCCATATCAGATGTTTTGGAATGATTATAAAGATCCAAGAGGATTTCATTTATATGAACCAAAATCTAATAAATTAAAATTTATTAAAAATACGTTTGAGATTTTTAAGAAAATATATTATAACGATCTTCAAAAAGATTTTTCAATAGATCCTTCTGAGTACGCTAATACTTTTGTTAAAGTTATTGTGGAAGAGAAAAGTGATTATTATAAATTTGAAAAAATGATTGAATCGTTATACGATGTAGGAATTCATGATTTAAAAATAGTTGAAAATACTATTGTTAAGCAAGATGATGTTGATGTCAATATAGAAGTCAAAGATACTTTGACTTTACTTAATGAATATATTGATGAGATAGATTTAACTGTCAATAAAAATTCATTAAAATTATTAATGAAGACCCTATATATTGAAAGTTGTGAATCTCTATGATGTTCATAATCACTCTCAAAGATAAACCAGATGGTGTTTTTTCTATCATTGATAAAATGTCTGGAGAGCAAATTATTCCTATTTTTGAAAACGAAGATGATGCCGACAGGTATCATGGACTTCTTGAGATACATGATACCTATCCAGATATGCAAGTTTACGAAATAGAGAAAGATATTATTGTTTCTGCATGTTTCGAAAGGGATCAAAGGTATGCTATAATTACCGAAGATGATTTTATTATTCCACCAAAAGAATTAGCATGATTACATTTAAAAAAATACGATGGAAAAATTTTCTCTCTACTGGAAATGTATTTACAGAGATTAATCTAACGGAAAATAAAACTAATTTAATCATCGGTCAGAATGGCGCAGGTAAGAGTACGATTTTGGATGCTCTTACCTTTTCGTTGTTTGGAAAACCATTCAGAAAAATTAATAAGCCAATGCTTGTTAATAGTATTAATGATAAAGATTGCTTAACTGAAATCGAGTTTTGTATTGGCAAAAATTTATTTTTAATCCGTCGTGGAATTAAACCGTCTATTTTTGAAGTGTATCAGAACGGGGCTTTAATTGATCAATCTTCTACCACAGCAGATTATCAAAACTATCTTGAGAAAAATATTCTTAAGATGAATTATAAATCATTCACGCAAATTGTAGTTCTTGGATCTTCTACATTTGTTCCTTTCATGAGATTGCCTTTAGCAGCTCGTAGAGAAATTATTGAAGATATTCTTGACATTCAAATTTTTTCTGTGATGAATGGCAATTTAAAAGAGAAATTGAAATTTTCTAATGATGATATTAAAGATCGTGATTATCTGATTGATATCACAGAAGAAAAAGTTTTGATGCAGAAGAACTTTATTGCTAACTTAGATCTTCAAAATCAAAACGATATCCAAGAAAAAAATAATAAAATTATTCATTTCACTAATCTTGAAAAAGATGTTTCTGATAAACTTCAGCAACTTAACGAGGAGAGAAGTTCTGTTACTATCGAAATGGATCAATTTTGCAATGCTTCTGAAAAATTAAAAAAATTAGGAAACCTTCGTGGTAAGATCCAACAAAAGTTCTCATCACATAAAAAAGAACATCAGTTCTTTACTGAGAATACCACTTGCCCTACATGTACTCAGCACATCAGTGAAGACCTTCGGGATACTAAAGTTTCTGAGATCATGAATTCCATTAAAGAACTCAAGCAGGGTATGGAAGAAATGGAGATGACTATCAAACTTGAGGAAGAAAGAGAATCTAAATTTACCGAACTCAGTCGGAAGTGTGCAAGCATCTTCAACGAGATTCAAATCCAACAGTTTCAAATTAGTTCTTATCAATCACAAATTAGAGATCTACAAAAAGAAATTTCTCAATTGCAAAACAATAATTCCAATCGCAATGAGGAAGATTCTAAACTACATGAATTAGAAAAATCTTTGCGTGAAGCTAAAGATCAAATGATTGCTATGAAAGAAGAACGTGATTGTCTTCTTGCTGCTGGGCAACTTCTTAAAGATAATGGTATTAAAACCAGAATCATTAAAAAATATTTGCCTCCTATGAATAAACTCATTAATGAGTATCTTCAAAACATGGACTTTTATGTTAATTTTACTTTAGATGAAAACTTTGAAGAAACTATTAAATCCAGATACAGAGATATCTTCAGTTATGAATCTTTCAGTGAAGGAGAAAAAGCTCGTATTGATATCGCTCTTCTGCTTACTTGGCGTTCTGTTGCTAAGCTCAAGAATAGCGTGGATACTAATCTCTTAATTCTTGATGAAATTTTTGATGGATCTCTTGATCAAAATGGCACGGGAGAACTTGGGTGGATATTAAAAAACTTTGATGACAATACAAACATATTTGTTATTTCTCACAAAGAAAATATGTCCGATAAGTTTGATCGAACTATCAAATTTGAAAAAGTTAAAAACTTCAGTGTCCCACGAGAGACAGTTTCTGAAGTGGACTAAGGGGGGCACTGCCCCCTTTTTTTATGGTCTATACTGACTTCAGTTGAAACCAAACCAATGCCTATCAACAACGAAGTCAAAGGTAACCTTGCCAAGCTGCTTGCCACCGAGAACCTTGTGATTGAGCACAAGAAGGTCTCCACAGCGTCATTTGACGTAGTTAACCGTGTCTTGGTACTTCCTGTCTGGGATCGTGCTTCAAGCACCGTATACGACCTTCTGGTGGGTCATGAGGTGGGTCACGCACTCTACACCCCAGCAGAAGATTGGCGGCAGTGTCTGACTCAACCTATTCCTCCTGATTACGTCAACGTGATTGAGGATGCTCGTATCGAAAAACTGATGAAGCGTAAGTATCCTGGTCTTGGGCGTAGTTTTTATCGTGGATATCAGGAACTGAATGATTCTGATTTCTTCTCTATTGCTGATGAAGATCTCAGTGAAATGTCTCTTATTGACAGGATCAATCTGCATTTCAAAGTTGGTAGTTTTGCTTTGATTCCATTTGCTGATGATGAGGAGCAGTTTATTGGAATGACTGAGCAGGCAGAAACTTTTTCTGAAGTTCTTGAAATTTGTGAAAAGATTGTCAGCTTTCT